AATTACATTATATATAGGTAAGAGAAAACCGTGGACAAGCTGTTCACGGTCTACCTATAGGCTAAAAAACTACATATATAAAACCAAGGCGCCTGGAAGTAGGGCGCAGTAAAACTTGGTAAGAGTATTAAAGTTAGGACAAAGAGATGAAGATTTTCAGAGATACAATAGCTGCCGGCCGTACTCTCATGAGAAGATATACAGCCAGCACAAGAATACATACCGAAAAGGGAATGAAAAGAAAACCGAAGACTAATCCAACGCCAGAGGCAGTTCAGAAAATAAATCTGAAAAATGCTATCTGGAAACTTTGTGTTCTCCTGAATTCTTATTTTGTTGGTGGAGATTATCATCTGGTCCTGACATATGCTAATGAACCAGGAAAAGAAGAAGCAAGAAAAGATGTGGACAAGTGGATCCGCAACATGAGAGCTTATTATAAAAAACAGGGGAAGGAATTCCACTGGGTGGCTGTAACCGAATACGAGAATAAGAGAATCCATCATCATATCGTTTGCAGCAGAGCAGATGTGGAAGTTATTGAGAAGTATTGGTCAAAAGGTTGGGTCAATGTAAAGTTGCTGGATGATAGCGGTAATTATATTAAACTGGCTGAATACCTGATCAAGGAAACTGATAAAACATTCAGGGAAGATGATTCTCCGAATAAAACAAGATATCGTAGAAGCCGTAACATGAAGCTGCCAGAGGCTCAGCGTGAAGAGGTTTCTGATAAGGTTCTGAGAGAAGGACCTGAAGCGGTAAAGGGATACTATGTGGATCAGGATACTGTGCACACATATGATCATGCGATTCTCGGTGTAGAATGCATGCAGTACATAATGGTCAGCCTGGATCCGGTTCCAAGACTGAAGAGATGGTATAGAGGACAGAGAGTCAAAGTTGAAGGGGAATACAAAGTACTGGCAGATAAGCAGCTCACAATAGATGGGCTTCTTTGTGCTGGAGAAATGGGGACAGAATGAACAGAAAGATAACACAAAGGGAACTCCTGGAGGTACAGGCAATGAGATCTCTTGTGAAAGGAATAGAAGATGAGCTGCAGGAGATAAGGCCACAGGTTCTTAAAGATTCTGTAAAAGGATCATCTATAGACTTTCCGTATACAGAACACACAGTTGTCGTGGAAGGGGAGGTTGGATTAGAACGGGATCCTGTGTATAAACGGCTGAAGAGGGAGTTGAATCAAGCTCGTACGGAATGGCTTGAAAAGATACGTGAAGTAGAAAGTGTATTGAGAGACATGGATCCTGAAATGCAGGACATTCTCCGGAGATACTATGTGAACGGACAGACCATGGAGGAGATAGGAGAGGCGATAGGCTATTCAAAAGGACGAGTGTCACAGAAGATAAATGGTTATTTCAAAAAAGATTAAACAAATTAAACAAAACGATGTGATAGAATGATATCGAGAAAAGTGTCAGGGTAATGCTAAAGTCATAATAAATGACGTCTCCGATGATTTAACAAATAACGAAAAATAATCGCTTCCAGCGCAAGGGAGGCGATTATTTTTTTATATTATAAATAAACAAGAAAAATAAAATATGATTCGGCACTTTCGGCACCCGAAAAAAGGAAGGAGGAATAAGATGCCAAGGAGCAGATGGGAAACACATATAGAACCGCACCTGACAGAGATTGCAGGTATGGCAAGAAATGGTGTGATAGATAGAGATATTGCTAAAGCCTTGGGTGTTGCTTATTCGACTTTCAGAAAGTATGTGGATGAGAAACCGGAGTTGGCTGCGATCGTAAAACAGGGAAAAGATTATATCGACTGTCAAGTTGAAGAGGCACTTCTAAAAAGAGCACTGGGGTATGAGTATACAGAAGTTACAAGGGAATTGACAGGTAGAGAAATGGTAGTTACCAAAGAAGTTGTAAAGCAGGTAGTACCAGATACGACAGCTCAGATCTTCTGGCTGAAGAACCGGAGACCTGATGACTGGAGAGACAAACAGACTGTAGAAGTACCGGGTTTGAAAGAAGAACAATCAAAACTGTCAGAACTGTTAGATCAGCGAAAACGGAGACGTGATCAAGAATGATAGTCGGAAAAAAGTTCGATGCATTTTTAGACAATGTTGCCGAAGTGGAGTTTTTGGAAGGAACTACAGCTGCAGGAAAAACTACTGTAGGTGTATACAAATTCATGCTGGAAGTAGCAGAAAGTTCTAAAAGGCAGCACATCATTGCAGGACTTGATATTGGGACTGTTGAAAAGAACATTATAACCAAAGAGCATGGTATATTGGATGAGTGGGGTATATTGGTTCAATACAATGGCCTTGGAACAAGTAAAGAAAAGATGCCGCATATTGTCTTCGCTCCTGAAGAGGGAGTTGAGAAGATTATATATGTTCTGGGATATGATGATAAAAAGAGATGGAAGAAGGCACTGGGTGGCCAGTATGGTTGCTTATACATAGACGAACTTAATATCGCAAACATTGACTTTGTGCGAGAAGCTATGATGCGATGCGATTATGCTATGGGCACGTTGAATCCTGATGATCCAAGCCTGCCGGTATACAAAGAATATGTAAACTGTTCAAGACCGCTTCCTGAATGGGAGGCAGGCATACCTAAAGAAATAATGGAAGAACTGAAGGAAGAGCCGAAGCCTGGGTGGGTTTTCTGGTTCTTTTCTTTTGATGACAACATCACTTTATCGGAAGCAAAGAAACAGAAGATAATACGAAATGTACCTCCAGGAACTAAGCTTTACAAGAACAAAATCTTGGGGCTGAGGGGAAGAACTACAGGGTTGGTATTCCCGAATTTTGATAGAAAGAAACATGTTGTGCCTAAAGCCACAGTGAAGAGGTGGATAGAAGATGGCACGATAAAGATAAAAAGAATTACAGCTGGACTGGATACATCGTATTCAAGTGAAAGTGAAGATACGATAGCGATGTGCTACCAGCTGATAACAAAATGCCGAAAAGTAATTTATGTATCGGAAAAGGTATACAGTAATGCTGATCTTTCAACACCACTGGCGCCATCAGATACAGTAGATAATTTTATAGCATTCCTGGAAAGAAACCGAAAGGAATGGGGGTTCGCAAGAACGGTGTTTATAGATTCAGCGGACCAGGCAACGATAAAAGAGTTGCAGAAACATAAGAGACTTCATGGCAGTATCTACAATTTCACACCGGCATACAAGAAGATGCCGATCATAGATAGAATCAAGCTGCAGCTAGGCTGGACGGCACGAGGCGCTTATATTGTTGTGGAAGAATGTCCGGAACATATCAAGGAACTGGAGTCTTATAGTTGGCAAGAAGACAAAGATAATACACCTGAAGATAGAAATGACCATACGATAAATGCCTCCCAGTACGGATGGCTGCCGTATGTGATGGAAATAGGAGATGAGGAAGATGCAGCGGAGGAATAGTTTTATGGATAACGTGAGAAATGCAATCAAGAGCTTTTTGCAGATTGATCCTGCAAGCCCAGCAAACATTCACATAAGAGAACTGCTGGACTATGAAGGAAATGCTGTGAAAAACAGAGTATGGTACAGAGGTGACAGCTACGAGCTGGAGCAGCTGTATTCTCAGATAGGTCAGGGAACACAGGGCCATAGTTTTTGGGCAGCAGTAGCCAGCCCTGGAATGGAACTGGAGAAAAGACATACCGGATTGCCAGCGCAGATTGTAGATGTTCTGGCGTCAGTAACACTGGCCAGTCTGAATGATTTTGAATTCAAAGATAAGCAGACAGAAGAACTTTGGAAGGAAATCGATGCTGACAACAAATTCATGAAGAGGCTGGAAAAAGCAACGAAAGAAACACTGTATATTGGTGACGGTGCATTCAAAATCACGTTTGATACAAATCTTACGCCATATCCTATAATCGAATATTATTCTGGAGAGAAAATCGAACTGACTATGAATCGTGGAAGGGTCACAGAAGTGATTTTCAAGACGGTATATGAGAAAAAGGGCAAGAAGTATCTGCTTAAAGAGTTTTACGGTTACGGATACATAAGATACAAACTGTTTTGTGAAGACAAAGAGATTCCATTAGATGGACTGGAAGAAACGGAAGGTTTGATAGATATCGGATTCTCCACTTACAACGAAAATACCGGAGAGCTCGGAGAATACATGTGGGCAGTTCCTATAATGTTTTTCGAGTCAGGCAAATGGGAAGGAAGAGGACAAAGCATTTTTGATCGCAAAACAGAATCTTTTGATTCTCTTGATGAAGGCTGGTCCCAGTGGATGGATGCACTTAGAGCAGGAAGGACTAAAGAGTATATTCCTGAATGCCTACTGCCAAGAGATTCTAATACAGGGCAACTTCTGAAGCCGAATGCATTTGATAACAGATACATCCAAACGGAGTCTGATATGCATGAAGGTGCGAAGAATCAGATCGAATTAAAACAACCGGATATTCCACACGAAAGTTATGAGGCTACTTATGTAACAGCGCTGGATCTTTGCATGCAGGGTCTTATTTCTCCAAGTACCTTAGGTATCGATGTAAAGAAACTGGACAATGCAGAAGCACAGAGAGAAAAGGAAAA